TTAGAATTTTTTCTAAATTTTCACTTCCCTAGAGTTTTTCATTTTTTCTGCATTTTCCAGCAATTTTCTTTATATAGTATTTTCTTTATATTTAACTCTCTTCATAATTTTTTATAATTCATGAATACTTAAAGATCGGTGATCGGGACACGAGCGAAGCGAGGGTGATCAGACAGCGAGCGCGGCGGGCATAAAACTGTAAAAACATGGATATTCAATCTAAAGGATCCATGTTTTTAATTTTTTTTTAATTTTTTATGCAGAGAATACGAAACACTGCACGTTTTATGATTCATATATTATAGCAACTTCATATTTAGGATTATTATTTATCATTTCTAAATGCGTTTCTTTAATTTTTAATTTATGAGTTTCAGATTTTATATGGTAACGACGTGTTTTGTATTTGTTTTGCATTTTTTTACCACATGAACATATATAAATAGGTTCTAATTTAAAATTTTTAAAATCAAGTTGCTTTTTACCAGCAATAACAATATTTACACAAAAATTATAATTTTGTAATTGATACTTTCCTTCACATTTTAGTAATTCACTTGTACAAGAACATGGATAATCTTCAAGGAGAAGAATTTTGTAATTTCCATATTTTAAAATTTCAAAAGATGTACAATAACCACTTTTAAAATATGAATTAAACCAATTTTCATAATGTTCTTCATGACCTTCTAAACGCTCTTCTAATGTTCTTACAGTTGATCCTATATATATTTTATCTGTACTATCAGAAACTATTTTATATATTTTTCCAGAATACATTTTTTCTTTTTTAAAATTTTAAAACCATAAATTACTTTAATTACCACCACTTACCTATAACCCTATTTTAAATATGTATAACACCACCTTTTTATTTTTGTGTATTTTATATAATTTATAAATAACACAAAAAATCCCCCCAAAGAGGATTTCCGACGCGACGTTATGTATTTTTTAAAAAAGTAAAATATTAGAAATTAGAAAATGAAAAAAAAAATTTATATTTTCACTTTTTTTACATTTTTTACATTTTTATAAAATTTCACATTTTTCCACCCCAGGGAAAAATGATTTTTAAAAACAACACTATTGTCGCGTCGGAAATCCGAACGGTGGTGTATTTTTGTGGGACATATATACTATTTTTTATATCACCACAATGACATAAACTAAATATTTTGTAAAAATGGGGGATTTTTGGTGTTATTTAAATTGTTATTATTGTGTAAAAAGGGGTGTGTCTTTAAATAACATAAAGATATAATATAAAATATATTAAAAATCAAAATATATTAAAAATCAAAATATATTAAAAATGAAAATATGTAATAATTGTAATAAACAATTTAGGGATAATTATGCACTTGAAAGACATAATAACAAAAAAAAGGTGTGTGTAAAAACTAATAATAGATATTCACAAATTGAGATAAATAATTTTGGTGAGGAAGATTTTAAACATATTGATATTCAAAGTATTATTAATGAAGTATATGAACTTAATCAAATTGACTATGATCCATACATACGTGCTGGAAATATAATTGCTATTTTCCATAAATTTGTAATTGAAAATGAAAAAAATAAAAATGTAGAAGTAAAAAATATTAAATCTATAATTGCAAAAATATATAAAAAAAATACTTGGGTAAATGATTCAACAACTCAACTTGTTTATAGAATTTTAAAAATAAGAGCAAAACAATTAATAGAATTTAAAGAAACTATTGAAGAATATGATGAAAATTTCTTTAAAATAGATTTAAATAAAGATATGTGGAGACATCTTGAAGCATTTGCAAAATTTGGAGGAGAAAATAATGGAATTAATGATACAACAAGACGTGTACATGCTATTATAAGAGTTGTATTAATTAATTAATTTTACGGAAAGAGATATAAAAAAAATTAATTAAGTACAATAAATATGGATTCAATTATTTTAAACAAAAAAGAATATAAAATTCAAAAAAATGGTGAAATCTTTCAAAAAATTTATATTGAAGAATATTGTAATTTACAAATTTATCCTTTAGTTGGTATTCTTGAACGTGAAGCAGGACTGATGTCTGAATTTGCAGAAGCATACCTTTCAGAAAATAAATCACTTGATTACATCGTTTATGGAAGTGGAGAAGATTCATTATTTCTTAAAGATAATCTTTTTCATTTTAAAGAAAATGAAGAAAATATTTTTACATATGTATCAGAATCCATTAAAAAATTTGAACTAATTTGTTTATCAGATATTGTTTTAGCAATTCAAAATGAATTCATGGATAAATCTTTTTTTAAAAAAATACATATCCATGGATTAGATAAAATTCTTTACCTTTCTGAAAATGCTTCAATAATTTTTCATAAATATTTTCATTATTATTTTCAAAATGATACATTCCATTATGATAACCTTATTTGTTATACTATGATTGTTAAAAATGGAGGACCACTTTTGGAAAAAGTACTCACAGACAACCTTCCAATTATTGATCGTTGGTGTATTCTTGATACCGGATCAACCGATGGAACACAAGAAATTATTAAACGTGTTTTAAAAAATAAAAAAGGAACACTCCACGAAGAACCTTTTGTTGATTTTAAAGTTTCCAGAAACAGATGCTTAGAACTTGCTGCAAAATCATGCAAATTTATCATTATGCTAGATGATACATATTCTGTTAAAGGAGACCTTAGATCTTTTTTACATATCGTCCGAGGAGATCAATTCAGTGATTCTTTTAGTTTACTCATTCAATCTGAAGATACTGAATATTATTCAAATAGAATTATTAAATCAGCAACTGAGTTAAAATATATTCATACTATCCATGAAGTTATTACTGATAAAAATAATATAAATGTTACTGTTCCAACCGATAAAGCAATTATTTTTGATAATAGATCAGACTACATGGAAAAAAGAACTATGGATCGTAAACAATTTGATCTCCAGTTATTATTCAAAGAAGTTGAAAACTATCCAGATGATCCAAGGGCATTGTATTATATTGCACAAACATATGGATGCATTGGAGATGAAATAAATAAAGCAAAATATTTTGAACAAAGAATTTCACATCCTGTTCAAGGATATATCCAAGAAAAAATTGATTCTCTTTTTGAACTAGCAAGGTGTTACAATTTTAAAATTAGTTGTGTAACTAAAAAGGAATTAACAGGACCTTTAACAGAAATTGAATGGAAACGTTGTGAAGAACTGTATCTTCAAGCATACTCATTAGATAATAAAAGACCTGATAGTCTGTATTTTATTGGTATCCATTATTATCTTAAAAGTGAATTAAATAAAGCATTTTTTTATTTTAAATTGGCATTTGAAGTTGGATATCCAATAAATAGTCAATATTCTCTCAAACCTACACTTTCTTTTCATTTCCTTCCTAAATTTTTAACTGAACTGTGTTATTATTTTAAAGAATTTGAACTAGGATATAAAGTAGCAACTTTGTTCTTAACTTCAACAAAATTTAATAACCCTCAAGGAGATTCATGGAACTTGATGTCAAATTGGTACAAAATCCATAAAAATCTTTGTAAAATGCCTGTTATTAGTGAAATTCCATCAGTTATGGATAAACCAATTTTTTGTATTGTAACAGATGGTGGATGGGAACCCTGGACAGGTTCTGATATTGAAACAAAAGGTTTGGGTGGATCAGAAACATGGATAGTTGAAATGGCAAGATATATTTCAAGAACTGAAAAATATCACGTTGTTGTGTTTTGCAAAACCGATAAACCACAATTTTATGAAAACGTTGGTTACAATCCAATTGAAATGTTTCATCAATTTATTGCAACAACTGAAGTTAAGTATTGTATTATTAGTAGATTTACTGAATACGTTCCAGTTGCAATTCATGGATATGCAAAAAATATCAGTATTATCTTTCATGATAATCTTTCACCTGAATTAATTATCCCAGTTGACCCCAAAATTAAACATATTCTGGGATTAACAGAATGGCATGCAAAACAAATTAAACAAGTTTTTCCACAATTTGAAAAAATAATAAGTTCAATGAATTATGGAGTCTCTTCCGATAATGTTCCAGAATACCCCGTTAAAACTAAAAATAAATTTATTTACAGTTCCTTTCCAAATCGTGGTTTAATTGTTTTATTAAAAATGTGGCCAAAGATCGTGAAAGAACACCCAGACTCAACATTAGATATTTTTTGTAACCTTGAACAAACATGGGTAAATCAAGTTGCTCCAGAAATGATGAAAGAAATTAAAGTACTTCTTAAAATTAATAAAAAAGGTATAAAAGTTCATGGATGGGTAGCAAAAAATGTTTTAGCAGAATATTATCAAAGTGCTGAATACTGGTTGTATCCATGTATATTTAAAGAAACATTTTGTTTAACAGCATTGGAAGCAGCAGTGTCAAAGGCGTGTGTAATAACAAACGGTTTGGCTGCTTTATCGGAAACGGCAAAATATGGATTAACCATTCCTGGTAACCCATTAACTCAAGAATGGCAAGATACTTGTTTAAAAACACTTTTGGGAACAATGAAAGAAAATGGTAAAAATAATTATAATATCCATGTAAATGAAAATTACAAATTTGCAAAACAATTAACTTGGGAATCTCAAGCAATGAAGTTACTTAACCTTTTAGGTTAACAAAATTTACTTAACTTACTTTCTTAAGATCTCTTTTTAATTGTTTAAGATTAAAACGAACTTTTCTTTTACCAAATGAATTACTATCTTCCCATCTTTTATTTCCTTCTAAATATTTATTACCACCAGGAAATGATTTATGATATTGACCAGGTGGTGCATAAGGTAATTCATCAGTTAAATTTTTTAAAATACTTTTTTTTCTATTTTTTTCATCAAGACTATTACGATACACTTTTTGAATTGTACTTGCTACTTTTTCAATATCAAAAACTAACTTTTTACTATTATCACCATTTAAAATACAAATAGATTGTATTTGAACATCATTGAGGTATTTTATATAAAATTTAAATTGTGCAGAATGTGAAAAATTATAATTAGTTCTTCTAAAAGTATCTCGGTCAAAAAATTCTTCACCTTCATAATCTTCAACACCTTCAAAACCAGGAAGTTTATTATCATATATTTTTAAAATATCTTCGTCATTGTCATCCCAAGTAGTTTTATCAAAAATTGTCAATGTATTCACTTCTTTTTTAAATACATCTAAAATGTAACTTCCAAAATCTTCTTCTTTAGATAAATAATAAATAATAAATGATTTTTTAAAATTAGGTTTAACTGTTATAATCATTTTTTTATCTTTATCAAGAACATCAAAATTTTTTTGTAATATATTTTCAATATTTTTTGTTGTTAATGTATTTTGTTCTTTTTGTTTCATTAGTTCATTTATTTCTTTTGATAAATCACTAATTTGAGTATTAATTAATCTTGATTGTTCACGACTTGTTGATCTGTTAGAAAGTTGATTTATTAATCTATTTCTATCAGATTCTAAACTTTTAATTTGTGTTATTAATTCTGAATTTTTTACTGAATCATCCATTATTCTAAGTTTAAATTTTATTTTAATTTTAAATTAATTTATTAATTCCATATTTGCATATTCTTTGATATACCTCTTTGAACATGATTCAACGAGCATTCCATTTGCATAAACACCATAAAGTGTATATATATTATTGTTTTCTAACGCAAAGTGATACACTGTATAATTTCCTACTTCAGGATATACCTCTGAACGTTCATCTACACATGCAGGTAAACGATATTTATTATTAGTTACAAAGATATTACCAAGAGTTTTACGAGTTTCTTCACGCTGATGTTTATCAATGAAATCATCAACAAGTACACTATGACATCCAGTTATAACAAGTCCACAATCAGGATAACGATAAAGTTGGTCTTTCATACGTTCTTGAACTGCATGGTGTTTAATAGGTCGTTTCCCAATAGATTCAATTGGAAGAAAACCATTTGATTTTGTTTTTACAAGATCGCCTTTTTGAAGTGTTTCTACTTTAACAAGACCATTCTTTGTTTCTATCATTGTTCCTTCAAGAAAACAAGGGATAGAATTATTTAAAAATAACAGTGGACCTGTATACATCACACCAACAATAAAGGAACCATCCTGATTTGTTGCAACTGTTTTCCAATTTCCATAAGGTGAAAGTGGCATTGTTGGAGTCCAACCAGGTGGATCTGAAGTTAAAGTTGTAAGAACTTGTGATCCATTTGCGATATTCATACCTGTGTATGCAATTAAACCATCTCTTGAAATAGCAGTTGCATCAAATGCAGCATCAAGACTGATCAACCAATTTACACCAAAGTCAGTTGAAATTGCAACAAATCCATAACTCATATTATCTGTAGAACACGCAACTAATTTTTGACCTGAAGAACTACTTGAAACTGATTGCCAAGCAACACCTGGATATAGATTTGTAATAATGGTCCAAGTTGTACCAGCATCACTTGAATAATAAAGATTATCATTGTAAGCAGCAGCAATAACACGATTACCTGTTGAATCACATGCAATACTAGACCAACTTGCACTTGATGGTAATGCACTTCCAGTAAGTTCAACCCATGTTGCACCAATACCATCTGTACATTTGTAAATACTACTGTCATTGGCACATGCATAAATAATACTTCCACTGTTATTAATTGCAACTTCAGTCCACCAATCTGTTGTATCACCGGTAGTCCATGTAACCCCCCCATCATAACTTGTTACGATATAATCATAGTCATCTCCACACACAACAATAACAGTTCCATCTCCATTGATATCACACGCTGTCCAAGAATCTATGTCATCGGTGTAACCGGTGTTTTGAGTCCATGTTACACCCTTGTTTGTTGAAATAAAAATACCAGATTCTAAATTTGATTGATTGTTATTTACTGCAACAATAACATTTCCAGAACTGCTGCAAGCAACACCAGTCCACTGGTTTATGGATATACTCAAATTAGAATAATTTGTTCCAAGGTTTGTTGATTTGAAACTTGATTGTACACCGTATCCTCCAATAATAATGTAATTGCCTAATGGACTAACAAATGAATCAAGTGTTTGCCCTGCTGTACCAGGTGGATGTGGAACAATTGATCCTTTGTACGTTATATCACCACCATTGTTAAATTGTACAATAATATTACCTGATATATCGCTACACATTGTTTGAATAAAATTAAAATTGGAACTTGTATTGACTGAAATACCCCATGTTGTACCAGAATCAATTGAGGTTGTAACAGAACCATAGTAATATCCATCAACATTTGACAAAAATGCTGCATTAATAATACTTCCATCGGGAGTACACTGTATTGCACTGTAAATATTGTCATTTACATAATATTGTACACTACCTCCACTTGGAGCACCTGAAACATATACCCACGTTGCCCCGCTATCAACTGATTTGTAAATACCTTGACCTATACTGGTGGATGCAATGTACACAGTTGTACCAGTTGCATCACAACACACATGTCCCCATGGAAATCCAATTGGAAGTCCAGTTTGAGATGCAAACAAATTTGTAAAAGTAGCACCAGAATCAATTGATATATATACAGTATCAGTAGAATTATTTGAACCATAGTACACAATGTGTCCAATTGCATTGCAGCAAAAAGAAGTTGCATTAACAATACTTGTTTGATTCCATGTAAGACCTGTATCATTTGTGTACAACAACGATGAACCGAGATTCACATAAATACATGATGCTGTTTCATTACAAACAATACTTGAAACACCATCAGTTGTGCTATATGATAAATGCCAAGATGAACCTGCATCAAGAGACATATAAACACCTGCTGCACCTGTATTAAATGTACCAAAAGGATAATTACTACCAGCACTATAGATGTTACAATGAGCAACCAGTATAGAACCAGAGAGATCACTTGCAAAACACCTGAGTTTGGATGAATTATTTGGTATATTCGGTATGGACCAACTGAGGTTTGCTGGATACATATAGACTGTATTGTAGAGATATGGAGGATATCCAATATTTGTTCCATTTGTGTATTGAATTGGAAGCAAATCTCCATCATAATGTACTGCCCATTTAGTTGTTGCTCCAATAGAACCATAAGTTACATCACCAACGGTGTAACCAGTATTACTTGCAATGTAACTTCCATTTTGTGCAATTGCATCTGCTTCATTGGAATAATAAAATATCCCAGTTGGTAACCCAACACTATTTCCAGTGTTATCCATAGGACCCATGAGCAAACGTGGTTCAGAACCTGTACCAACTGCTCTATGAAGAACACCTTGCTTAAAGCAAAAAGGTGTATTTGCTTTAATTGGATGACCCACACCGTTCACAACAAATTCTCCATGTGAATCCGTAAGATATACAAGAACTGTACCAGAACCTGTATCAGCATGTTCTGGTGTATCTCCCTTGAACCATCGCATTGGAACATTTGTTGCATTTATTCCAAATTCTTTTTTGAGTTTTAAAGAAATTGATTCAGTTATATCAATTTTAAAAAGTTTCTGCTTTGATTTATTAAGAAATTCTTTTGCGTTGAGTGTTTCGGGGTGCTGTGTGAGATATTCAAGTTCTTCTTCTGTGAACAGAGACATAATATAAATAACTTTTATTTTATTTTAAATTAAAATAAATATTATTTAACATTTTAAAAGTGTTTTAAGATCTGAATGAAGGGTATTTAACTTACCTTTACCGAATGAATTATAACGTGCCTTTATTCTATTATAACCTGGACCATCTGGTTTGTAAGAATAATGTAAATAATTCTTTTTAATAACATTAGCAGCATTTGTTTTTCTTTTAGTAAGATGTGTACGGTATTCACCTTGGATAATTTTTGCAGAATGATTTAATTTTGTTATGTACTCTTGTAAAATTGTAATTATTTCACGTAAACGTTGTTTTCCAATAGGTGAATACCTATCACTATTCAAATGT